TTCCTTTCACGGTCCTCTTCAGTCCAATCATACTTCTTACCCTTACGGTTGGTGTAGAACCCCGCAGGACGCACGTAGAAGACATCCTCAGGTCTCAGTTCACCCTCTGCAACCTTGAGAACACGACGACCAGTGTATCGTTGAGACTGCACATCAAAACTCACACCGACACGATGAGTTCTTGCCTGAACCATTACATTGTGAACATAACCACTTACATTCAAAATCAGTCCAGGATGCTCCAAAGGACCATAGTGACCCCTATCGTTTGCAAGCAACTGCTCAACAATCCACTTCCCCGCCTTCTGTTCTTCTGGGGGTGTTTTAGTATAGATTGGTTCTTCTGAGTAATCTTGCTTTCCTGCATACCACACAATCTGTTGAGGATTTGGGATTGCCCCAAGACTTACAACCTTAAGGTTCTGGTCCTTTTCAAGAAGATCTTTTGCTTTTACTGGTTTCATCCTTCGTTCTCTTTCCTCACAAATTTACGACACTTTTTAACTTCTTTCAGTTCATCTTTAATCATTTGGTATGCATCTTCAGCACTAATACGTTTAGACATTTCCATAGCAGTGATGACTTCTACCCTAGTACCAAAATGCTTTAATGCTTCTTCAAAACAATCTAATTCTTCGTACATTACGGTTCCTCGTAATAATCAGGTTCATAACTTTCACCTTGTTCCATTCCAGAAATAAGTTCATCAAGTTTGACTACATTAGTTTCCTCACCAATCTCAATCTTTAGAAGACTGACTAGAGACTCCATGTTTCTAACAATCAGTTTTACTTTTTCTACATCCATAATAAAAAGTTCACTTCATCTATTTTACATAAAAAAAGGAGGGTAGTCAACCCTCCAAATAGACTATTCTAAAATCCTCCGACATATCCGCTTACAAGTTGCCTGATCATCATCACACTCAATCAAACAATCATAGTAATCATTGATCATCTCTGCCTCCTCCATGCTTTTATCTAAAGTATTTTCAAGTCGGAGAAAACTTTGTTTCCATCCTGCTAATTGATTATGCGAAATAAGATTATGCATAATAACCTCCAAGATTAAGTTAACTCATAATAAAGATTTGATTTCAGATCATTTTATTCTCACTCCATTATTCTACCACTATCTATTCCTTTTGTGTTGATTTCTTAATAAAAATTTATATCTACAAAAAAAGGAGGGTAGTCAACCCTCCTGATGTTCATTTTAAAAGTAAGTTGATTTCGCAATACAGTAGCGACAGAAATGCTACAGACCCTAGGGATACGATCCCAGCGACTTGTAGTGCTTCCATGATGTCACTTGACGTAAGTGCGACCACGATAGCAGTAGGTGCCGTGAGTTTCCTCACTTGCCTGATGCACTTTGCAATCAACTCCACGATACTTAGTAACGAGGACTTGTGCATCATGCAGTGCTGCTGCCTTGTCGATTTGCTTGCGAATGAGATTCAATGTGTTCATTGTTATTCTCCTGAAATACTAGGGTGAGTGTTAATCTCCCGTTCCTTCAGTCGTTTGCGTCTCCGAAGAGATGAACGATCCGTTCCGCGACTTACTTGCGTCAGAGTTGCCTCTGATGAACGTAGGTCTATTATAGACCTTATATTCTATGTAGTCAAGTACCTTTGTAACATTTGATACAACTCAAAGAGGATTGTCTTCTAACTCCTGAATCATTTTACTGATTACTGTTTCTGTGCCGTCCATTTCCTTAACGGCAAACAAAGAAGACTTTTGATACTTCTTTAACTTTTTATACCTCTTTAGAAGTTTATCAATATCCTTCTGAGGCATTTCAAATTCTACATCAAATCCTTTGCTCATTTCTTTTTCTTATCTTCTGGTGCTTTATAACCATACAGGTTAGGTCTAATTCTTCCTTCAGTTTGAGTAATATTAATTAGATCTTTTTTATACTTATCATAATACTCATCAAAAATTTCTACTTGTTTTTGGCAAGATACAATATCAAAGTGCGTTACATCATCTTGCAAATACTCAACAAGATATGCATTAGTTGGAAGAGTTCTATCTTGTGAAATGCTCGGATCACAATCCGAATGAATCATTTTAATACCTTTTGACATTACAGTCCCCACTTAACATCAGGATATGCTTCCTTCACAATATCCCAAGTAATATTATAAACATCAGTTAAAGATTTATCTTTAGTAAGGACTAAAATTTGTGCTTCTTTTGGATGTAGTCCTTGCAGAATATTAATAAACATAGTCTCTCTACGAATAGAAGAGAGAGATGGATTTCCATATATATTACCCTTTCGGATAAAGTTATACAGTTTATCATATTCATTTCTCAGAGAAGTCTTTCCAGTTCTCATATCTTCTTCAACTCCATTATAAGAAATAGAGCGATTGCCAGTGAGTTGACTATTCATATTATCTGAAAGTGTTCCACCAACAGCAGTCATTTCTTTAATGTCTGCATAAGGAACATCTCCTTCAGGAAGAAGAGAAAATACATCTGGATCAAAATTCCAAATGAATATAGAAACAAGAGCATCATTACGATACTCTTTAAGGACTTCTACTTTCTTTGCTTTACTTCTTTGCTTGGAAGCAAGTTCAAGAATTTCAAATTGAAAGCAATTCCTATCCAGTTTCGGAAGAGGAGTTGCTTTCTTTGTTGTTTTACTGACGGTTGTCTTTCTAGTCGTCGTCTTCTTCGAGGTTGTCATAATCGTTTTCAAATCTCACTGCTAAAATTTCGTCTGGAATAATGTTCCCCTCATTATCAAAAAATTCGGGATGCATATTGATTGGTTGGTTTTCCAGGAATGTTCTATTTGCTATCCAACCTACTATACCACCGACCACAAAAAATAACAATGTCATCATTACGGCCATGGTGAGCATAAATGCTTGTTCCATTTTTTTTCTCCCGAGAGTTACTTTATCTTTTTAATATTAAAGTCTAGATTAAAGTTAAAATGTATCTCTCGGTTTAAGAGAGAAATCATCTTACCAAACCCAAACTGAAAGGTTTTTGGTTCTGACTTTTTCTCCCTCCTTTTAGATTTAAGCATTAACTCAAATCCTCTATTGACATTAATGCCTTGTGTATTATTTAGTTTGTTTTTTTCGTCTTCCTGGTTTTCTGTCACAACTGTACCTCCGAGCATCTTCTAAGATACCATACAAATAATTTTTAATTTTTCTTGCTTGTGGTTTTGGGATGTGTCCATATCCTTCACGAAGTTGTTTATGAACTTCATCATTACCACCTTCAAGATAATCTTCAAGGTCCATGACTAAATTGCTGAGTTCATTTGCTGTTGAACTTTCAATGAATTCTTCTACCTCTGCTCTCTTTGTTCTACGAACTTTAAGATAGTCGTAGAACTTCATAACAAACTTACCCTCAAAGGCATAGTCAATTGCTACTTCTACGTCGTTGTAAACTTCAAGAAGATCGTTTTCCATTAAACCAGTTTTTGCTCCCTGAGATACTTTACAGTTTCGGTACAACCACCAAGATGAGTTTCATCATCAGGACCCTCAACATTCATTATGACTTGAGGGAAAGTAGAACCTTCTCCAAACTTATCATAAAACTCTTCACGGGTGTAGTCCCTGTTAAGTTTATATATCACATGCTTAACTTCAGCAAGTTCTAATACCCTTTGAACCTTAGTGCAAAAAGGACATCCATCCTTAGAATATACAATAAATTCCATATAAAAAAGTGCTAACCATCATAGTTTATCATACTTTGAAGTTTAGTCAAAGTACTCTTCCCATTTTCCACACCAGAAGTTATCTGGGACGATTCTCCAATCCTTAAACTCTGTGACTTTGGCCCCAGGTCCTGGGACTGGTGGTGTAAACCTACAAGACAACCAGACCTTATCATCCTTATGAGGGAAGGTTGCTGGTCTTGCATACTTACAGTTAGCACAGTTTTGTTTTGATAGTTTCATCAGTTGTCCTCCTGTGTGGTGGCGGCGACTTCGCTGGACCGCACCTCGGTGCTGACGGCGGACTCCAGCGCCTCCACGCGGGAGCGTAGTTCAGCGATCAGCTTCGCTGTAGCCCACGCTTCCGCGCAGGGCGGCGTGTCCATTCCTGATGGGCCTAAAACGGAAACTTCTATTTCGTAATTGATAGTGCGTGCTTGATCAAGTTGATCTTTGTCGCGGCTGTGTTCAGTCATCAGTTGTCCTCCTGTTTAGCGTGGGGTTGCGATTAGAACACCAATTACTAGGTGATGACTTAAAATTGCTTCTGCTAATGCACCAGCACCTAGAGAGTGGTTACTATCAACCTCACGGATAATTGCCGCTAGTCTTAAAATCTGTTCCTCTTTTGGCGGTAGTTTGTCAGTCATTGTTGTCCTCCCGTGTGTATGAAGTCATTATAGAATAAAAAAGCACCCCTGTGAAGGAGTGCTGTGACGGTTGTGGAAGTGATTCAAAACCAGAACTCTCTTTAGTCATAAGTGGAAAATAGAAATACTTTGAGTGTTCGTCCATCATCTTGGAGTGATACTTGAACATTCCAGCAGTCGTATCTTACAAATTCTCTTCCTTTACTATTAATCAATTCAACACGAGTGACATTGCGATAGTTCTTTAGGAAATCTCCATTTGGTTGTTGAATGTCTTCAGTCATAAAGCGTTCTAACATTAGTACTTTGTGTGTATGAAGTCATCATACAATAAAAAAGCACCCCTGTGAAGGAGTGCTGTGACAGTTGTGGGAGTGGTCTTATTATCAAGAATGGTATTAATTACATCAGCACCTTCAAGATCAGCACCCTTCAGATTGGCACCATCAAGATTAGCATTCTCAAGAATAGCAAACTCAAGATCAGCACCCCAAAGACCAGCACCTGTGTAACAGCCATGGTAACTATGGGAAAGTCTTCTGCTGTCGATAAATATTTTTCTACAAAGTTTGATAATGTTCGTGATTCCAATAGTTTTTTAAGTCGTTTGTTTTCTTCCTCAAGTTCTTGAATCCTAAGGTCTTTGTCTCCCTTCATTGGAGTTGTTTGCTTATGAATGTATTATAGGGCATCTGGTGTCCTATAAGTCAGATGGTGGACGGTTTGGGAAGTGGTCTTATTAAAGGTTTAGTGGATTTCCTTTAATAAGAGAAATGCTTATTAAAGGTTATAAGTCAATAAAAAAGACCCCGAAGGGTCTTGATTATCAAAGAGCATTTCCTCTGGGGAGCACTTCCTCTGGAAAAACGAACTGCTCATGTGGTTGGTCTATTGTTGCCATCCAAGAACGAATTCCCTCATTGAGCAGTATATTTTTTGAATAAAAGGTCTCAAATTCCGGGTCTTCAGCAGCACGAATCTCCTGACTCACAAAATCATATGCACGAAGGTTGAGTGCGAGTCCGATAATTCCGATGGAAGATGTCCAGAGACCCATAACAGGAACAAACAGCATGAAAAAATGCAACCAACGCTTATTGCTAAACGCAATACCGAAAATCTGCGACCAATAACGATTAGCCGTAACCATTGAATAAGTCTCTTCCTCTTGGGTAGAGTCAAATGCCTTGAAAGTGTTTGCCTGTTCACCATCTTGATATAACGTATTCTCTACAGTAACACCATGAATCGCAGAAAGCAATGCACCTCCAAGGATACCTGCTACACCCATCATGTGGAAGGGGTTGAGTGTCCAGTTATGAAATCCTTGTAGAAAAAGTAAGAATCTGAAGATTGCCGCGACACCAAAGGACGGCGCAAAGAACCAACTGGATTGTCCAAGTGGGTAGATGAGAAATACAGAAGTGAATACGGCAATAGGACCTGAAAAAGCAATCGCATTGTACGGACGGATACCTACTAGACGAGCAATCTCAAATTGACGCAACATAAAACCTATGAGAGCGAAGGCACCGTGGAGCGCCACAAAAGCCCAGAGTCCCCCAAGTTGGCACCAGCGGACGAAATCTCCCTGAGCTTCAGGACCCCATAGGAGTAGAAGGCTATGTCCCATAGCATCAGCAGGAGTGGAAACAGCAGCAGTAAGAAAGTTAGCGCCCTCAAGATATGAACTCGCCAAGCCGTGGGTGTACCAACTGGTAACAAAGGTGGTTCCTGTAAGCCAACCGCCAATAGCGAGATAAGCTGTAGGGAAAAGGAGAAGGCCAGACCAACCGACAAAAACAAACCGATCACGCTTAAGCCAGTCATCGAGAACATCGAACCATCCTCCTCCTTGTTTAGGAATAGAAAGTGTAG